ATCAAATTGTAATAAAGTCATTTGACATAGACGATATAATATGATTACCAGCATGGAAGGAGATCTGATCTATGAAGAAGCGCAAAGGCATAACCAAAGCTGCCAGGATCAAGAGCATGATCAAAAAGGGCCTATATACTCAAAGGCCGGCAGGAAGAGCTCCTAAAGGAAAGACATGGAATTATAAAACGGGAAAGTATGAACCTTCATTCCCGGCCAAGCTCGTAAAAGCTGCTAATGAGCGTTTGCGTAAGCTGGAGAAGGTCCATAAGGGATATAAAAAAGGAAGATCGCTTGCTCAGAGCTCAGAAGCATATCAGAGCATGGAAGAGTATGCTACTTCATATCCTAAGACAAAAGGGAAGATCTATACCAGGAATAAGGAAGGCAATATCCGATTCCTGAATCAAACGCAATTTGATAAGTTATCTGCGCAGGATAAGAAGTATTATGTTGACCGCATTAATGCATTCTTAGCATCAAAGAGCTCTACCGCTTCAGGCATCAGAGAAGCTCATAAGAAGAGCTACCAAACATTCATGAAGAATTATGGAGATAAGTTTCCGGATATGTCTTTGGACATGTATGAGGAATTTTTTGAGATCTATAATTATAACATGGTCGAAGATAGTAGGAATCATTTCTCATATGAGGATTGGAGCGCTGTCTTAACTAATATCAATATTGATGAAGCCATGAATGATAATCAGATGGAAGCAGTCATGGAATATGTAAGAGCAAAAGCATGGAAAGACATGGCCCAGGATGAAGAGCTGAAGAAATACTTAAGAAGAATCTAAAACAATACTGAAGGGAATGACAATATATGTCAAAGTATTGGATGAGGGGCGGAGTCCGCTTCACATATACAAAAGGCCGTATATACTGCTTAGAGCCTATGTTTGTTGACATAGAAACGGCCAACAATCATGCAGAAGAGCCTTCTGACTTACGGACTTGGATAGTATCTATCCAGGTATTATTTAATGATGAATATCATCTATTCAGATATCCTGAAGAGTTTGTTAAATATCTAAGAAAGCTCTATTACAAATTAGGCTTAACGCCTTATGATGATACCGAAAAGAAGCTCATAATTTACATTCATAATCTCTCTTATGATATGTCCTATCTCTATCCTTATCTTCTGGAGCTTCCGGGGATTGATAAAGATGCAAAATATCAAGGCATAATCGAAGCTCCGAATAAGTTTTTGAGTCTTGTATTCGGATCTTTTGAATTCCGCTGCTCTTATAGGCTCTCAGGCATGAGCCTGGAGAAATGGAGCAAGGAAATGAATGCAGAGCATATCAAGAAAGTCGGTATGTATGATTATGATAAGGTCCTCTATCCGGATAGCAAGCTCTCAGAAGATGAGCAGGATTATGATAGATTTGATGTATATGCAATGAGAGATTGCTTATATAAGCAGATGGCCTATTATGGGGATGATATTACAACCATTCCATTAACAAAAACGGGATATATCAGAAGGACATTGCGCAAGAGCTGCTTTAATGATCCACATTATAAGAAGAAATATTTCTGGGATAATAAGCTTTCTGCTGTGAATTATGAATATTGTCTGAAGAGCTTCTCGGGCGGATATACTCATAATAATAGATTCTGGAGAGATACCCTTATTGAAGTAGGTAAGGTATATGAATATATTCCGGGATCCGGAATATATATCAAGGTCGATAAGATCAAGCATAGAGATTTTAAGAGCCATTATCCAACCCAGCAAACTTGTTATAAGAGATTTCCTATAGGAAGGCCGCAGCATATCTATGATTGCTCTTCTATGCCTTTTGTTTATACAGTCGAAGAGATCTTATCAGAAGCTGAAGAATTTACTCATTTTGTAAAGCTTCTTATAACAGATTGCTCCTTACGAGATCCCAACTGCTCCATGCCTTTTATGCAGCTCTCTAAATGTTATCAGGCAACCTTCAGTAATAAGATAGTAGATAATGGAAGGATCATCAAAGCATCAGGATCCTTCATCATGTACGTTGATACATTAACGCTTCAGATCCTGGCCGAGCAATATACAATGGAATGCGCTGTTTTGGATGTATATAGGATGAAGAATGGCCCATTGCCGGATTGCATCATTAAGATAGTAGATAAATATTTTAAAGGAAAATCAGATAAGAAAGCATTAGTTCATCAGCTTACGGAAGAATTTGGGAAATTGGATCCGAAAACAGTAGAAGCTGAATTCGATCTCATGCAGGAAAAAGCGGGCCTTAATTCCATCTATGGCTGTACTGTTCAGCAGGCCCTGAAGGATGTATTCCAGATTGATGATAATATGAATTTTTCTTATAAAACAAAATATATATCTCAGCAGGAAGTAGAAGAAGGTCTGGAAGGATATTATTCAGGGAAGAATAACTTCCTGGCCTACCAGCTTGGATGCGTTGTAACAAGTTTAGCCCGTTTTGAATTATATCAATTCATTAAGCTGATAGGATATGAATATGTGCTCTACTCAGATACGGATTCACTTTTCTATATCTCTACTCCGGAGATAGAAAAGAGGATAGAAGAGAAGAATAAGGAGCTTAGAGCTTCCGCACATTTCGTAGAGCTGGAGAACGGGAAGAGAGAATATTATAACGAATTTACAGAAGAGCCTGAATGCCTGGCATTTAAGGGATTACATAGCAAATGTTATGGAGTTGTTACCTCTAAAGGCTTAGAGATAACAATTGCAGGAGTTCCTGCAAGGACCATTATAGGTATGGAAGGAGATAAGCCCATCTATTATACGAGAGAAGAAGAGCTCTCAGGCTCCGAGAAGGACCCTATAAAGGCTCTGGATCATCTAACGGATAATTTCACATTTCATATCAATACGGGCATCTGTGCGCTCTATATAGGCGCTCTGGGCTATAAGACAGAAAGGAAGCCTGAGATAATAAATATTGACGGTCATGAGATACACACGGCGGGCGGTTGTGTCCTTAATAAGTTAGATACGAAAACAGTAGTTCTGGATCCGAATAATAAGAATAAGAAATATGATGAAATAGATATCAATCCGGAATCCATGAGATAAGAAAAAGCTCCGGTAGATTGCCGGAGCTCTTCTTTTGTGTCTGTTCCCGTGAGGAGGTTAACATGATACAGTATGACTCAATCAGATTATATCAATTATTCAAGATAAAATCCATTATTAATATAATTATTGATTATCTGTTTATCCCCGTCTGTAGCGCCTGATATCGAGCCTACAGATACATTCTGGGCCTGGCAATAGCCGGATATATCTCCAAGCTTAAGATAACGATCTACGGGATATCCATATACGCTGCAGTATGAATTATACTCGGATGCATCTCCGCCTGAGAAGATGGAAGGAATATAATATTCCGTATCTAAGAAGCAAGCTTTTCCGGCTGTAAGATTAGCAATACCAGCATAGCCGGCATGAGCTGAAGTTCCATATTTACCAGCCGGAGAATTAGAGCCCGGATTGAATTGTATTACTCCGCCGGTCCCGCCTGAGATAAGAGCATTACCAATAGAATTATGGAGATTGGAATCCATAGTAACATTGGTATTAGGAACCAGGCGCATCATATCCACAGCTGCAACACCTGAGATAAGAGCGATAGTATCAGAATCCTTAGATGATTCTGAAGTAATCCTTATCTGATATTCTCCGGAGCATAATCCTATTGAATACCAGGCATATACGGAAGAATTCTTAAGAAGTGAAGGATCGTTGATCTCCTGATATCCGCAAGGATGAGTTATCTTAATAGAGCAATATTTAGGGCTGTTAAGCCAATAGTTAGAAGCAGAAGAATATAATGGTCTGCTTAAGGATAATACTCCATTACCGGTTTTAGTAATGGAAGAAGATATAAGATATACAGTAGCTCCGCCATCCAATGTATAGGAATAAGGACCGATAGCAATATCATTTGAAGATGCATAAGCCTGAGCAGAATATACTGATAAGGGAATAGGAACGGCAACAGCGCAAACTATATTATCTAAAGCCTGCTGCCCGCCGGTTAATATTCTTATTGCATAATTCTTCAAGATATCAATTACATCAGATCCACTCCAAGAAGTAATATCAGAATAAACAACTCCGGAGAAGCCCTTCATGACTTTAGCGAATGTAAGGGAATCCATAGCATAAGTAGTAACTCCATTATATGAAAAGCTCTGAGCTGCATTCTGGACAGTCATAATTATTGTCCAGGCAGAAGAAGAGAATCCCATATCCAGAGAAGCAATACCTACTCCGGCAGATCTCTCTATCTTAATATCCGGGCCGAATCTGATATCATCCTTAAACTCTGTATGATGAGCAGAATCCCCGAATGTAACAAGGCCATAAGTATTCTGTATTGCGCTCTTAAATGTAGCCATAGGGTCCAATGTGCAATGTACTTCTGAAATAGTATTGGTTATCTGCACAACATCACCAACCCAATAATAAAGAGATCCATACTGAGCATAATTATACATAGCTCCATCTGTTAAGCCCTGGACTTCAAACACGGGATCATGAATAGAAGTAGGATTCTTAAATTTGCATGAAAGCTCTGTAGAAGTAAATGTTTGAGAAGTAGAATTAATCCTTTTTGATGTATTACCTATCTTAATAGTTGCCATGTGTTAATCCTCTTTTCCTTCTTGTTTTTGTAAAGCCTGAGAGAATAGCCATAAATCCTGCAGCTGCATTTCTTCCCGGTTTATATCCGCCGGGATATCTATATACCTTTACGGAATCTCCCGGATCTGTCCAGTCATAGCCGTTTATCAATACAGCATACTTATGGCACCATACTTCCCAATAAGCGCCATTGCCATTCTTTCTATGATCGCCCTGGGCCGTATGTCCTCTTGTAGAAGATGCTTCTACTTTTGCTTGATGGACAATACCGATATTAGCAGAATCAGCATAAGGATCCGTATAAGCTCTTATATCTTCCACATAGAAGAAAGTATGTCCGCCGGTCATATCCAGATGGTTCATTACTACGATATCACCTGACTGCATAGCAAAATTGGAAGTATAGTTATGTTCAGTAAAGCCCGCGTTAATAAGCGCGGGCCCCATGTTTATAGTTCCTACATGATAAGAAGGATAATTGAATCCGTTATCATGGAGCACACGGCCTACTAAACCTGAGCAGTCTACTCCGTCTGCGTAACTATTCGCCATTCCGCCTAATCTGTAGCCGTAGCCTTCATCCCAGCAGATAGCCATTGCCTGATCTATTGCTGCGTTAAGATCTCCGGGCATTAAGCAAACCTTTCTACTAAGAGCTCATTATCTCCAGAGCCTTTAGTTAATCTGAAAGTTTTAAAAGCCTGACTCTGATAATCAAAGCAAGATATCATATAGTATCCATTGGAATAATAGATAGGACACCATTGAATCATGACATTGGAAGTATTACGATAACCGGTATAGACACCAGCATCTAACATATTCCAAATAGTAGTAAATCCATAATCAGCCATATCTGTTGGATCAACTATATATGTTTCCGAATCAGAAACATTCATAGAATAAGGATCTGTAGGATTATTAGGATCTGAATCCTTAAAAGCAATTACGATACGAGATCTCTTAAACAGATTTATATCGGCTATTACATTTCCATCTCCATCTTTTGTGATTAGATGCTGTCTGCCATAATCCGGATCATTAGAAGTAAAACTTTTAGCATATTCCTGAATAGTATCTCCATTAGGAGTCTGAGCTGCGACTGTAGCGGAATCTGCTGTTGTAGCATGGTCTGCTTCAGCTGCATGATCTGCTTCATCTGCATGATCTGCTTCCTGGGCCTTATATGCCAGGATCTCAAATCTATAAAGCTCAGCCTTAGGAGTATCTCCATTATAAACAACCAAGTTATAATGGCCCGTATCTTCATCCTCTACGATCTCCATAGAGCCCGCATAGAAGTTCTTGATAACATTGCCGTTTGTATCTTTCCAAGCTGTATCAGAGTAAGGGATCAGGATCGTTTCTGATGTGCCGTTTCCGTGTGTGATAGTTACATAGTTGGATCCTGCAGCTGTCGCGATTGTCTTAATATAATCCGCGATAGTATTTCCATAGGAGTCCTGATCTGCTGTCTGGGAAGAAGGAGTAACTGAAGCTATTACATTTCCAAGAGCATCTCTGAATCTGATAGTTCCATTATCATCAAATACGGAAGCAAAATAAGTAGTTCTTATATTATTTCCGCCATAATCAGACATAGCTCTATTTGCTACACCTACTTTAACGGAAGCAGTAGTACCATCTCCCAAAGTAAATACGAGATTATCGCCATCTACTCTTACAGCTTCAAAAGCCTTCTGGGCATGTTCTACGGAGCCCGTAGAAGTAGCATAATCAGCAGTCTGAGCATTTACTGCATTAGTTGCATTTGTAGCCAGATCTGCAGTATCAGCATGATCTGCATTTGTTGCATTCGTAGCAGATGCTGCAGAAGTAGCAGTATCAGCTGTAGCTGCATGATTAGCATTCGTTGCATTCGCAGCAGTAGCAGCTGAGCCCGCTGTAGATGCATAAGATGCAGAAGAAGCGCTTCCGGCTGTAGAAGCATAAGCTGCGCTCTGAGCTGTATTGCTTGATCCCGCTTCCGTAGCATATGGAATGGTAATAGCTGAGATAATCGTATTATCAGCAGTTTTTAAGAGAAGCTGATTGCCGGATACTTCCAGATGAAGGCCCGCATTTTCTCTTACGACCTTAAGGATATAATCCAGATTAACAGCATGGAAATCCGTATAAGGATATTTATTAATAAGATCTGACATGGTTTAAATCCTCCTATCTGAATCATCAATTATATCTTCAGTTGATGAAATATTTTCTCTTAAGAGATTAACATTCCTATTTAAAGATCTGGAATTGTTATCCTGCTTTTCGAGATAATGCTTCAAAGTTTCTCTATATGTAATGGAGATATCTCCGATATCGGTCCAAATACTGTTAAGACCTTTCAATGTCCTGATAGGAGCAGGAGCAAGCTGGATCAGAGTTGGCGGAGTAGTATTAACAGTAAGAAGGCCCGTAGTAAGATCTAATGATCCTCCATCTGTAATAGAGCTGCCAAATGATACTGAAGCATTCGGATAATAGGATCCATTAACCGATTCAACAGATACCATAGTTCCGCCAGCATTATACGAATAATAACTATTGTTAAATATTGCTTTTATTAAAGCAACTCCAGATCCAGCTGTATTCTGTTCTAATGTATAGATATAATTAGCAATATCAGAGCCGAACATTTGTGTAAGGTCAAAACACATTAAGTAAACTTTTTCGTTTACTTGGGTTCCGTTTGTTATTCTTAAATGCAAATTTGCATAGGCGTTAGCTCTATTCCATTTTACAATATTTAAGCCATCACCATAACCATCTGTAAAAGAGCATTTTGTTCCACTTCCTATATAGTAAATGTGATTTTGATAAAATGTACCAATCAAACCAACATTTTTTAGTATGCTTGCCGATGCCGTACCATTTATATTTATAGAACCGTCTTCATTGTTAGTTATTGTTACATCATTAACAACAGTTGAAGCTATAATTCTTGAAATTTGCATTAATTGATTAAAATCAACATATCCAATCTTGCATTCAGATATTCCTCCTGCGTCTGCCGGTATCGTAACAACTGCATTTTGTAGATAGTCTTTAAGATCCGTATCAAAGTTAGCGATAGCTCCTTCTGAATCTTCAGTAACGATAGTATTGTAAAGATAAAGGCCCAATGTTTCTTTGATCTCAGATACATCAGCTCTGATGGATCCGGAATCAGCTCTCATCTGGGTTGTATCTGAAGCTATTGTTGTTACCTTATTTTTAACTTCCAATGTATTATTGGCTACATCCTGGGCGAAAGCAGCAGCCTGGCCGGAGCTCGTAGCAATAGCCTGAGCATTATTCTTGACAATAGCGGTATCTGTACGGATAGAAGCTGTATCGGAAGTGATAGATGCAACATTCGTATTGATATTACTTATAGGAGTAATTACAGCTGCAGTATTATCCTTAATATCATCCGTATTATCTTTGATATCCGGAAGCGAATCTGTATTTGTTTTGATAGAAGCGATCTTATCACCAATGGCATTGGCCCAGGTAAAGAAGGAATCCTTCCAACCCGTAAGAAGCTCTATGATCTGTTCAAGCAAGATAGTAGGCATATCTTAATCTCCTTTACTTAATATACTGCTATAAGCATCTCAGAAATGAAAACATCCGCAATATGATTGTAGAGATTGCCCCATTTCTGCTGTAATACCATTTCACTTTCCAGCATCTGCTGAGAAGTAGTTACACCGATATTACCATGAATCCTTCCTTCATGCTCATCCGTATTGGATGCAGAAGCTTCAGATCCGGAAGAGTTGATCTCCTTATCATGCGGAGAATAGGAAGAAGAATCGAAAGCTGATACCTGGCCTTCAGTAGTTCCTGAAGAAGATATCTCAGATCCGGATTCTCCCGTATCGGTCCAATTCTCTATCCTATCGTAGTTCTCAATAGGGTTATATTCGAGAGATAAAGCTTCAAACCATTTAGCAAAAGCGCCCTTCCAGCGGTCCCACCAGGCCCCATTCATGAGCTGGAAATAATCGGGATCCGGATATAAAACACAAAAAGAAGCTCCGCGATTAATGAGAGCTGCTAAAAGAGTATCTGCTGAAAACTCAATTTCAGAATCATCTCCGAATGTCCATTTACTTTTCAGGGAATCCGCCGGATCCTTCAGATTCAGCTCCTTTTCGATCCCCAATATCGTTAATCTCGCGAGCATATTCTACCTCTATATTAATATTGAATTTCTTATTTATTATCTCCAAGCTTTCTCTTAATGTTTCTACCCAGCAGCTGATCCTTGCCTGGCTCTGAGCTGAAGCTACATCCATTTCAGAAGTAATCATGCGCTCCTTCTTTTCTATTGCTACCGGTAATCCTATCTCAGTATAGAAAGAATTGAGGATCGTCTGCATGTCAGCAAGCTGCTCTGTAAGGATATAATTCTTCTTCAGTTCCTGGATCCAGATCTCAAAAGGCTCTTTCCTGGGTATTACTTCATCAGATTCATTTAACAGATCCTTATATACAACTAACGGATTGCCCTTCTGGAGCTCATCCATTACTGATTTAAGTGTAGCTGCCTGAGCTTCATTTGAAGCTGAAGCAATAAGCCCGAATTTGGAATTGATGATAGACATATCAATACCCTTAGAAAGCTCTGCGAGCTTGGAAGCGTAATAATCGATAATGTCTAAAACTCCCAAGAAGTCAGGAGTAAGCTTTAGAAGCGCTGCATTATCCTTATCAAGATCGAACCTATAAGAAAACTTAGTAGGCATATGAGGATTAGCTACGATTGCAAATGTGGGCTGATAGTAGAAATCATATCCGCCTAATGTGCAAGGATTGAACACAATGCCATCTTTTCCGAATCGTGCAAGATCCTTCCTATCTGTCTTGAATACAAGAACATAGCCCTTGCACCAAAGACAAAACATGAAAAAGTCATTGCTCCATCCTTCCGGAAGATTTTTGAAGATAATAGAAGAATCTATCTTATGGATAAGTGATCTGAACCAATAACGGTATGCAATACTCTTCTCCTTAAAATAAGTAGAAGGGATATTCATACCATCAAGAAGATCTATTGTATTTTCCGAAAAGAAATCTAACATAAATTCTCCTTTAATTTTATTAAGCCTACTTAAGTAGGAAGGGAATACTACTTAAGTAGGCCGAGAGCAAAGTGTAAAGATTACTTGTAGATAACCTGGATGATGCTATCTGCAGCAGGAGCTGCCGTGAATGTAATCTTATTGGAAGCGAAGGAATAATCTGTAGGAGATTCCTTCTCAACTCCGTTAACAGTTACCTTCTCGACTGAAGTTGCTGTAAGGTCAAATGCTACCTTAGTTCCATCACCTTCAAAGTAAGCTGTACTTGTATCACTCATGTAGTAGAGGATGCCATTCTCGGAATAGTCGTTCCAGTTAGAGAAAAGGAAGTGCCACCAGTTCACTCTGTAAAGGTGCCTTGCATTAAGCGGGGTTGCATTCATTGACTCAAAACGGATATTTGTGATAAGCGCATCATAATCGAAGAGCATACCAACAACGATAGGGATCTCTACTTCAGAAGAAGGAGCATTCTCCGGAAGCGCCGGCTTGATATCGATCTTATACGGATCTTTTGTAGCCTGCCAAAACTGTACGCCTTCTCCATTAGGAAGCTGCAAGTATTCCGGATGGAAGATCTCTGAGAGATCCAGATCGATCTGAGTAAACAATCTGGAGTTATAGATAAACTTCTGGAGATCCTTTGGAGTATGACGGAGAACATTATAATCCACTCCGGAGATCTGCTTAGTCATAGGATCATGGAAAAGAGCTGTTCTGTTTGTAAGCATATCGGAATCATTCTTGATACGAGCGATAAAATGCTTAAGGAATGCGATTGTATGCTCTTCCAGGAGCTCAGCTGTAGTATATGTGGTTCCATGCTTCTCGTTAAAATCAGCTGTAAGATTAACAGCACATTCAGCGCCAAGCTCTCCCCTATCTACAAGAAGCTTAGTTCCTGCAATACGATCAAGAACTACAGCTCTTGCTTTAGCTTCCTTCTGCTGTTCAAGATCATTCATAACTTCAGTTCTTGCTCCGTTAAGGAATCTGATAAAGGATTCTTCATTCTGGAATGCGATCTTCAGCTGCTCTACAGTTTCACTCTGAGAAAAATCATAAGTATTTGAATTAAAGAAATACTTCTCAACGGGGATAGAAGGATTCTGTTCCCACTGTGAACCAGCGCCGGATTCATCATCATTGCCCGGAGCCAAGTTTGTATAAAGATCTGTATTAAAAGCGCCGGAAGCCTGAGCAAGCTTTGAATAGAAAGAGATCTTTCTTGCTCTGTTATCGAATGCGGAAGATTCTGCATTAATGAGCTTAAACTTTCCGGAATAAGGTCTTGCAGCTACGATTGTTCTTGAAATAAGAACAGAAAGAGCATTCATAACATTCTCATATCCAGCTTCAAGAACCTGAGTTCCTGCAGATACGAATGAAGTTGTATCAGTTACTGAGATCGCATCCTGGCCGGAGATCTGTCTTGTAAGCTGATTCATGATAGGATAAGCATCCTTTGGATAAAAATAAGTAGGCATGATTTAGCCCTCACTTTCTCTTTTGATTATTTCTGCCAGAGCATCAAAATCTTCTTTCTTATCGGGATCTTTCTTCTCCGGCTGCTTTTTTGATTCTTCAGGAGTTTTCTCCTTCAAATCGCTGCCGCTGTTTGGATCCAGATCAGGATCTGTTTTCAAGCTCTCCAAAATGTCTTTTACATCAGAAGGCTTGTATCCTGCTTTCGCCAATTCTGCGAGATGGGATAAAATCTCAAATTTTCCGGGCATGATTCAAATTCTCCTTTCTTTAGTATTATATAACATATAGTTAAGCCATTGTAAACTTTAGAGAAGGTTACGCGCTGCAACCCTTCCGAATTTTAGCCAGGCATTAATGAAATAATCTCCCGTGAAGGCATTATCACAGAAAACACGGCCCCTATGCAGCTCATCATCAAAATCAATATCCGTATTCTCTTTGATATCCGCAAGCATGGTCCCAATATCATTATATTCTGTATATTTAAGGCTCTTCTCAGTCGATAGATGGAAGTAGGAGCTCTTTCTGTCTATAGTTCGTATAACAAGAAATTCCCTAACATGATAATGCGGAATAAGAAGCTTAGTTATCTCATCCGGCTCCATCTCCGCCCACTTCTCTTTCCTTAAGAAGCAACCAATGATTACATTAACTTCTTCAGAGTAGATAGAAAACAGCAGCTGCTCTTTTATCCGGCTTCCTGGGACTGTCGGGATCTCATCCGTTTCCGGGATCTCCCATTTACCGGATTTGATCATGGCATTGGTTGAATATTTGGAGATCGTCTTAGATGCATCTTCATTAAATTCGCAATATTCAAGCGCGACCTTTAAGATATCTCCCGTTTCGAGCTGGATCTCTTTTTTGAAGATGGAGCCTTGCTCGACCTTATTGATATCTATTCCGAATCTTAAGAAGTATGGAGAGTATTTTGAAACAGTATTCGCGAGCATCCAGATAACAACATTGGTATTATCTCCGCGGATGATAGTTGATAAAGTATTATCAAATCGCGATAATTCATCCTTCAGCTCCTGCTCTCCTGACATACGGATGAATTCATCATAGAGAATGGATCCTACATTTGTATAAGAGATTGATTTAGTATGATGAGAGCTGGAGAGAGATAATACATATCCAATACAATCTACTTTGGTTCCGTTTCCGTTAACCAGGAAGAATTTATGATTTCTATATTGGATAGAAAACTCTTCTCCGAAGAGCTCATCAATAATATTACGGAATGGAGCAAAGAGCTGCTCCATTCTGAATGCCTTTATATCCTCATCCCAGCGCCTGATATAACAGAAGCGCTTCTTAGTCTTTTTGTATAGCTCTAAGAAATACTTTAAGACTCCGAATGTTTTACCATTTCCGCGCTGGCCTATGACTAAGTTGAAGTCGCAGGATAGGCCCAGGATCTTTTTTATGTTCCAATAGATGGATTTTTTCATTTAAGATACTTCCTATAGGCGTAGCCCGTCATGGTCCTATATTTAACTTTCATCCATTCATTATTAACGATCTGGATAAGAGTTACTTTAGAGCCTTTAGGCATCAAGCAGATAGTAGGACATGAAGTATTAGGCTGCGTTCTTAATCTTAATGGATCCTTATTTGTATTGACTGTATAAACAGTCTGAACGGGTTTAACGGGCTCCGGGATATGGACCGGATCAGCGGGCTTTTCTTCCTTCTGCTGGAAGAAGTGAGCCTTATCCCAATCCGGATGGAATACTGCTGTTATGGTTGAAGAATTGATCTTATAATTACCATGAGCAACATAATTTCCTTTATTGCCTTCAATCGTTACATATTTTCCATCCTTGATCTCTTCTATGATGCCTACATGCTTCTTGGAGTTGAGGATGATAATATCTCCGGGCTGGCCTTTTGATTTATCAGAGAGCTTATATCCCTTATTCTTCAGATAATCAAAAAGATAAGGTACTCCCGCAGCGCAGTTATTCTTAGGAGCAGGACATCCCAGGAATGAGAGCGCCTGCTTGCTCCCTAATGTTTCATTCTGAGCAAAGAGCCAGCAGATGAAGATCGCACACCATTCCGTTCCTGCTACTTTTTTGGCCGGATTTCCGTTCTTTTTAGTATTAAACCATTGCCAGGCTTCAACATCAAAAAATCTGCTGTATTTTGTGCAGTTTATGTATTCTTCCTTATATCCCAGCTGGCGCCTGGCCAGATCCAAGACCTGAGCACAAATAGGATTCATAAACATTATCCTTTCTTAAGATCATCTAAGCTATCTACAAGCTTCTGGATAACCAGAGTATTATTGGAGATCGCTTCAGTCATTGCCTTTACTTCTTCTTTATGAGCTGCATTCAGCTCTTTAAGATCATTCCTATAATTTTCATTAGTCTTATTAAAAAACCATGCAATAGCAATACATGCTACAATAGGAAAACCTATGCTGCCTATAGCTGACAAAATAACATCAATGCTCATAATATTAAACTCCTTGTTTAGTTATAGTAAACTTATTATACAATATAATACCCGACTGCGTAAAACAGCCGGGTATTAATTACTTAGATGGAAGGATCCTATTCATCTTATAATATTCACATAAGCCATCTGCGAATGTGGCATAACCATGATGTGTACAGAAGCGCCTATACCAGAAGCTGCAGTTTTCACAGCGCTTCTCGATCATGTTCTCCAGCTTCTCTTCCTTCGTTTCCATATCAGATATCTACAAAGATTCCTGAGAAGCATGTTCCATTGCCGTATTCCGTATCTTCATAGGTTGTGATCTGGAATCCGCATTTGCCTTCATTAACGGCCTGGATATATTCATCCTTAGAAAGCAGCTTCTCGATATCCTTAAGCATATGATCCGGAAGATTGATCTTATAACCATCTGCAATGAGAACGGGCCTCTTCTTGCCCTTCTTGCCTTCAAATGTGAATGCGCCCTGGACCTTCAGGACCTTATCTGTTCCATTCTCTTCAGCTACTTCCTTCAAAGTAACAAACGGAAAATCATCAGAATTTACTGTAAATGTCTTGCCATGCTTGAAATCTTCGTTAAACATAAAATTAAATCTCCTTTAGATTATATTTTGATTGCGTTAGCGTTTCCCTTCCGGTATTTAGCCGGGCCTACAAGTAAAAACTCCTTTCTCTAATTTTTTATTACATCAGGATAATCAATATCCTTAATGCCGAGCTGAATATCTACAAAATGATTGAGTCTGCTGTTCTGCTCCTTCAATCTCATGTTCTCGCGCTTCAGCTGATCCAGCTGGATAGAAAGCTCTATGAGCTTCTTGCCCTGGGCTTCAATAGTCTTATCCGCATAATCAAGAAGCTGATCCTGCTCCTGGATCTTCTTTTTCATCTTTGAATTAAACATAATTTATTATTTTACCTCACATTCAAAATCAACAGGGCTTACTTCTAAACTCAAACTATAATCTTCTATTTCTCCATTCAAAAGATTAACGCAAGTTCTATATCCATTTTCAGTATCTATTTTTTCAGTTACCAGATAATAAAACTCCGAAATTCTGAATGTTGCCCCGTTTTTAAGATCTCTCATTGGAATTTTTAAATTTGATGATTTATTTATAATTTTAATCATAATCTACTTTCCTTCCCGTTGTGGTCCTGAACATCAGCTCCAATCTGTAGAGCAAGCCCTGGATATCGTATCTCTGCTCTCTTACTCCATCCAGATACAGATCATACATGACAGATCCGTTTTCACATTCCGAATCTACATACTTAGTTATCTGAATGGTAGGCATTGCGTAAGCATGAAATCTTACTACTTCTTTATTAGATGGCATATTCATTTCTCCCTTCCGGATCCATCCGATCCAGCTTCATTATACAGCTCATGCTTTACGAGAAATATTACAAAATGATTACAAATTT